GAGTTGGTTTATTATCTGAGTCATTATCATTATCATTGTCCATATCGTCATCTGAGGAAGATGTCGAGGAACTGGACGACAACAAAGGTGGTGACGGTGGTTTTGGGAAAAAAGCATCCCAATCTTCATCAGATATTGCGGTCATTGGTTCTCCTTTTTCAAAATTAATTTGACGTATTGTGTATTCTTTTGCTATTCTGTTTATGAGTTCTATCGGGGTCACTAACTCACGAACAAACATACCTGGATTAGCTCCTGGTGTAAGAATTTCCACGTCGTAATCATTCTGAAACTGATCTTTATTTAATGCAGAAATGTTGATATTACTTGCTGTGGTCTTAAGTCTTAAGGAAACGTGTAAAGTTCTACGTCTCCAAAGAGCTTTAGTATCATGCAAGCCTAAATTAACAACATTGTCATTAATAACATTAGTAGTGGTCATAATAAGTGGTGATGTGAAAAAAGTAATTCCTTTTGATCCAACATCAGGCATGTCAACTGGGTAGGGCACAGTGTTGACTAGCCTGATCATGTCGTATGCTTCACGTCCACGAATTTCTGTATCTTTACTCTGGAATAGATCATCAATCATGGTGACCCATTGTCCTGAATAATTTGACCAAAATTTATCTGTAGTAGATCTAGGGTAAACCTGAGTCATGTCAATTTTAGGTAAACCAAGCTTTCGCCTGACACCCATAATTAAAGACTTCATAAACAAAGACTTTCCTTGCTTCGGTGGTCCTTCAACATACACCCAAACCGGCTCCTGTCGTCCATGCTTGTTGGACAAAGTGACATAAGCGGTTCGAACATCGTCTAGGACTCGGAATCTAAGATTAGTAATTGCAGCTTGCTTAGTCTCTGTAATTTTAGAATATCCTGGTAACTTAGTAGCAGCTTCCAATTCATCAAATGATTTGATTACCTTCAAACAAAAATCTCGGTCGGTTTTTAGTTTAGAGGCATCTTTACCCGTAGTTAGATCAACTAGGGTTTTCCATTTCTGATGAATTAGATGAGCTGCTCTTGAGTTTTCAAAAAAGGGTAGACCTGTTATCAATTGGGCAACAAAGTCTATAGCCTTCATACAATATAATGAAATAGTAGTGAGAAAAACATTGATTGAATTAAATGACACTGAAAATTTAGCGAGAGCTCCATAACTGCGTGAGGCAGTGAGTTCTGCGCGCGAAATAAAGTTTTCAACGTCATCGGGAAAGCCTGAAGCCTTCCGCCAAAGTAATTGCAATATTGTTTCTCGTACTTCTTCATCTAACACTTGTGATCGTGCTATCTTGTCATTTAACGAATCGGCATCAAATACATGCCCAATTACTGCTGATGAGAGAAAAACGAAGCCTCTGATTACTGCTCGCATAGCGAGAAACCAGCCAGCTCCGAATACTCCCAAAATAACTATAACAAGAATAATGTAACAAACAATTTGGAAAAAGGCGCCAATGACGCCTGCTTTGAGTGCTAGTCCTTCTTTAATTGTCGCAAAGATTCTTCCAATTTCTTCTTTAACTCCTTCCATAAAACCTTGTGAGGCTTGTTTTCCAAGTGTGTGTGCCACCCCAGGCGCCGTAGGCGTGGGTGGTTGTACTGGGTTGATTTGATTCAACCATGTATTCTTTGCGCGTTGAGCGCGGAAGTGGTTAATTTTATCCATGATGAAGTCACGAAGTCCTTGGGACTTCATAATCTCAGAAATCACACCGTTATCGTGGGGATATAAATCCCTGTAACCACGCAAAATTGCTCGTCTTGTCTTCACTCCAACTTGAGGAGTAATATCGGGACAAGGTAACTTTGTTAAGTCTCGTTGAATAGTCGTTGTTCTGTTGCATTGAGACGGCGAATTTTCGCGCAGTTCATCAGTCCATAACCTGAAATATATAAATCAAAGGCATGCTTCACTAAGTGAGTGGGCACGTATTGCAGGTTGTCCGTAGTATAACCATGATCGATTAGATAAGTATGAAAAGAAGTAACTTCTGTTTCAAAAGTTTTCTTTTTCTTACGAATCGGTTCGTCATGGACTGATCTATCAAAAGCGAGTTTCTGTTTTCTATATTTCACTGCTTTAGATCTACGTATTTGTTCGGTGTAGTGGTCTTCATCTAGGCTTTGCGATTTCATTGTGGGTAATCCTGATCCTTGGCAATCTTCACACGCATTTTCACAATAAATCATAACATGTCGAGCTAAGGATCGCTCGGCATCTTTACGACTTCCTGTTTGTGTGACATAAAACCACATCATTCGCCAGTTAAGTTCAACTGTGAATGTGGGTTGATGTGGAGGTCCTGAAGTTTGCTTCAACTGGAATCGAGGCGCACCAAAACGCTTCTTCTGAGCGTAGGTGTGTAGTGCTGACACCCAGTCTTCTGTTCCGTCATAAGGGGTTACCTCGACAGAACCTGGGTGCAATGTGAGTTCAAATCCCTGAGGGGATGGTGGGACATAAGGCAC